CCGTGGCACGACCCGTGGCGTGATAGTAGTAAGACCCGAACATTTGTACTAGTCTTTCTGGTCTTACTGCTATTGCGACTCATTCTCAACAAACAAGAGCAACCATATCACACTACTGTTATGTCATACCTATAAAGAAAGGCCCCTAAGTAGAGGCCTCTCGATATAGCTAGTTGGCTCGCAATAGACCTAGAAACATAACAACAGGAGGTAGGAGAAAGAGTAGGCAATAGGACAGGAACTTAGGCAGTTGATACATCAGTCTTCCCGATCCCGCACGACAGAGTAAAGAAAATTCCCGAGATACGTCATGCCAGCGTTAACAAGGGCAGTAGCAAAATCATCAGGATCCTCTATTGTTTGCCCCTCTACTAACTGCAGTCTTGAGTTATAACCGTAAACCTCGCAAGCTTGATCACACCAGTGAAGTACACAATCAGTGTTGTACTCATAAAAGTTAAGAAGGTCTCTTGTGTAACACATATCAACGTTCACAAAGTCTGAAGTTTCGTAGTTACAAAGATCTTCAGGGTTCTCGTTGTATCGATCTATAAACCACTCAACACAAGAATCATTCACCCAATCAAAATGATCATCGACAATATATTTCAGAGTGTCGTACTCACACTGGACAGACTCACGATCACAGAGGTTTCTGTAAATCTCCTTTGCGTTATAGCTGAGAGAAGGCCAGCCAGTGAACAGAGCGCCAGGATCAAAGCGCATCGCTGAGATCTTGGAAAGCTTTGAGTAGCCCTCACTCCCCATACCCTCGTGATGCTCAGACCAGAACAGATGGTGAGCAGAGACGATATCGAAGCGGTCAAAGGTTGCAGTTGTCATTGTTGTGATAGTTAAAGTTCTTGAGAATGTAGGAGATATTCAGCTGCCATATATTCCATCTCTTCTCGATATATCAGCTCTTGCTCTTCTTGCTGATCTTCGTATTCCCACTCAAGGCGTAGGAAGTAAGAGTCAAGGTCTGTCATCTTGTGTAGGTTTGAGTGCCAGTGTGAGTAACAGTTTCAGTAGCTAGTTGATCAACTGCAAACAGAGTTAACAGCGATACAAACAAGCAAGATGCAACAAACGATCTCATCAATACAGCAGCGAAGGGACAATCTCGTTGCCGTCCTGATCAACACAGCGATACCCAAGGGCTGCAAAGGTACCAAGGTCAGCAGGTAGGAGCGTCTTAGCTCTTGTCAGGCGAACTAGCAGGATGGCAGTCTGATCGACTGGATAGGCTCTCACCCTGCCATAACTGCTCTCAAGCTTGAAGCGTAGGTCTGTCAGTGTCATTGGATGGATCTCAGAAAGGAAAGGAGCAAGCTCTCGCCTGCTGACAGGAACAATAGGGCTTGGTAGGGCTAAGGCAAGGCTGGTGTTGTAAAGCTTTACAGACTGTCCCACTGGTAGCTAGGCAGCTGTGAGAGGGCTCTCTGAGGGCCTACAAGAGGCCTCTGAGCAGTCTTGAGGGTGAAGGTACCAGAGAGGTCTTGAAGGCTCTCAGATGTGGCCTTGAGCGCGCGTATATATGCCCATAAGCTCTCCTTATCATTCCCCCCAACCCATCAGAAAAACTTATCAATCCCCAGCTGCCACAAAATCACACCGTCACACCATCTCAACACCGTTATATCGCCATGCAATAGCTTCCCGATAGCCATTCGGCGGCCCCTAAAGACCCATCCGGGGGGTCAGGCGGCGGGGCAGAGCGTTAACTAGGGCTCGAAAATTCGAAGCAAAACCTTTTGGGTACCAATAAAAAAAAAAGAGGCCCCCTTTAGGACCTCTTTAAAACCTCACCAGACCCCTTTAGAAGCCCCTCCAGCACCCCTCTACTTGTTCCTAGACCTATTGGTACTCGGATGTTGAATACGAAGGTTAGAGCGGCTGTTATTACGAGGGTTACCGTCTTTGTGATCTACGTCTTTACCGTTCAAGTTGTAACCAGATTTAGCCAATTTACGACGAGCTTTATTACGGCTAGATCGATTAGCTCTTTGTTCTGGTTTTGAGTGGTAATTGTCGTATTCCTTACGGTAGTTCCGTTGTGCCACTGTCAGATCCAATCAAGAGCTTTACCAATAGTAGGAAATTCTTTAACAAAGATTTCTTTAGCTTGTTGGGCTATTTGTCTGTGTTCTAGTTGAGTACCAGCTTCAGTTCGTAGATCGATGTAGTGAATCCAACTTCTCAGAGAACCAGCCATGTAGAGACGAGTTGGAGTAGCTAGGGGAAGTATTTCTCTAGAACACTCTTTAGCGATACCTGCCGATACCATCTCTCGGTATAGGTCTTGAGCCTCTTCAAAGTGTTGAGCTATTCGTCTGTAGAAGATCTGAGTTTTATCAGTAGTCAGATCATCAATACTGTTTTGTCGATTAGTGAAGTCTTGTCGTCTGAGGTGAGGCAGTTGAATACTGCTTGTGAGTTCTTTGATATCTGCGTATCGCTGAGAAAACTCTTGGAACGTAAAGCTTCTATGCCTAAGGATTTGTGCTGCTATTGCTCTAGTTGTGTTGATTTCCAGGACTAAGTGACACATCTCAAAGGGAGACCAATGCTTGTGATTGATTAGGTATTTAATCAACCGTTCAGAAGTCTCTGTATTGCTTTGATTATTAGGGTTACTAACCCTAGCCATATAAGCAACTAATTCTTCTGCTTTAGGAGTAACCGTTACTAGTGCAACTGTACTCATTGGTCTTAAGGGGCTTTAAGAGGCACCTTAAGGTAGCACTTAAAGGGTACTTAAGGAGACAGCAGAAGAAACTCTTAATACCTGTATAAAACCTTTTAAAACCAATAACAAAAAGTTATTACTAAAACAACAGTAAAAGACCTCTTTAAAAAAGACTTTTTAAGAGCCTCTTTAAATACTTTTAAATACACTCTAAGCACGGCTGTCAAGAGCGTATCCCTCTGAGGGGTCAGTTTTGAGACTGTCTTTTTGGTGTAAGTCCTTGAGTGGTAGCGGAGCGAGGGCCATCAAAATACACAGGAGGGGCCTTAACACTGTCAGGGCTAAGGGTAAGTAACAGGTATAAACCCCCTCTAAACAGCAAACGCTCTGAGAGGCCTCTAGAAGCGTCTCTAGCAGGCCTCTAAGGCGTTTTAGGTGTCAGGGTAGCCAAAAGGGCTTTAAAGGGCTTCTAGAGCCTTCTACGGTACAAACGCTACGCGTTACAGCTCATCTAACCAATTAGAGCTACCTACGGTTGCTGTAAGGGCTTTTTGAAGGTCTTCAAAGCTTGAGGCGTAACCAAGAGCATCGATGTGTAAACCACCGTCACCTTGGATAAACTTTCTTTCTAGTTCCCACTGTTCAGCAGCTCTAGCGTCGATGGCTTTTTGTTCAGTGACAGCCATGGACTCCGTAAAATACTGAACGGCCATAGCTAGAGCATCAAGCCTGTCGTCATGCCTAAGACTGTTTTTCTCTTTGGTAATGCGAGTGAGCTGAAAGAAGAGTTGGTATTGACTACGAGTTTCGCTTGGGTAGCTCTCCGTAGAGGCGAGGTCTTGAAGGACTACGTTCGTATCGACCATGAGCCGGTGTTGGTTAAGGACAGGCTCAAGGGTGTCGATGATGCGGAGTTCCTTTTGCTTTGTATGTCGGACCTCTTCAACGCTGCAGGGGTAGATCGTGCCGAGGTAACGCTTGAGAAGTTCCGAGAACATCCCGAGGCCGAGGTTGCTTTCGACAATTATTTGCTTGACCTTGTACTCCTTAGCGATAAGAGCGAGCTTTTTAAGGTTCGGTTCGCTGTAGCCACCCCGAAGGCCACCGCTAGCGAGAAGGAACAAATTTCCGTTCAAGTACGCAACTACCGAATAGCCAAGCTCGTCACTGCCGCGTCCAGAGGGGTCAACAGCCATTACAACCCCGGTGTACTCAAGAAATTCATCCCCTATTTGGGCCGGTTTATAGAAAAGATCACCATGAAGTCCGACTGAAGGCAGGTCTAGTGCTTTATCGCCATTAGCCAGCCACACGACTTTGTTAGGACCTTGTTCGCGGTTTAAGCGAAACACACAGAGGTCTCTGAGTTTGAGAGGAAACTTCTCTTCATCACTCAAGCTGATATCCAGAAGGAACTGAAGGTTGAACGTGCTACGACCGATGGAAATTTGACGGGCTTCAAGTTCGTTCCAACCAAAACGATCAGGGTCTACAGGTTGACCTGCAAGAGTTGGGTCAGCTTCTAGATCAGCTCGAATCTTGGGAGCAAGTCGATCGCCGTAATAGTTTTTAAGTTTCTTATTGGTTGGATACAGCGCAGGCCAAATACGAATCTCGTATCCAGCCGTTTCAAGCTTTGCGTAAATGCTGTCTTGAGTGTGCGGAGTACCGAGGTAAATGATTTCACCACCTGGCTTAAGAATCGAATCGTATTCCTTAATAACTTCCCGAAGCTTGTCTCGAATGAGTTGACTCTCGCAGGTTTGAGGTGTCTCTGCGTCATCAACAATGATCACATCAGCTCGGCTACCAGTCACCTGACCGAACACACCACTTGAACGTACTGAAGGTGTTTGATCTGGGATTGCCCCGTAAACGTCAAAGGCAACCTTTGAAAACCGCTGAGTGTCTGATGGAAACAGGTCTTTAACCATCCAGTAGTTACGCAGCAAGTCGTGACAAAACACAGAGAAAGCATCAGCACGATCCTGTGCAGCTGAAATCACAAGGATTTTGCAGTTTGGATCTCTACGTAGACGCCAAAGAGCGTAACCAGCCGTCATGTAGCTCTTACCGCACCCGCGATAAGCCATGATGATTCGCCGGTCTGGACCGTTTTGAAGGTAGTCAGCTACTTGAAGCTGTACCGGTGTTGGATCAGGAAGTCGAAGATATTTCCAAAGGTAAGTAGCAAAAACTGGATATGACTCAACTGCTGCACGAATTTTTGAATCAAGAGTTTTATTCGCCATACAATAAATTTTGGTGGGCTAGCGATCTTGCCGGATCCTAACCCGTGTCCCCTACCTAACTAGAGGCTTTATGAGTTTAGAAGAGAAGCGCTGCAGCAAGTGTGGCGAAGTGAAATTGTTAAAAGAATTTCACAAAAACAAATTAACTAAAGATGGTAGACGCTCAAATTGCAAACAATGTGTTTATAGCGATAAAAAGAGACAAGAATCTCATTTAAAACGGAATTACAACATAACTCTTGATATTTACAATCAACGTTTAAAAGAACAAAATTATCGCTGTGCCTTATGCAGCACTGATGTGCCTGGTGGTAATGGCAATCGATTTCATGTAGATCACAACCACCAAACTGGAGAGATACGAGGATTACTGTGCGCTTGCTGTAATTCTGGTTTAGGTAAACTTAAAGACTCCCCAAAACTCCTTAAACGAGCAATTCAATATCTAGAGGATAACGGTCACTACGGAGAGTGGACTGACTGACTGCTAGCCCATTTAAATACTTGGCTGAGGTTGTTTTGAAGTATTAGGTTCATGCGGATGAATTGGTAAAGCATTTTCTCTAAATCCTCTCTCGAAGCATTTGGGATATCTCGTCTCATTTGCTCTAGGCGCAATTGCTGTTCAATTGAGAGTTCAAGCTTGGGCATAGGAGGCATTGAATCCATCTGTCAATTAAGCGTTCACGCTCTGCAGAATAGCCGCTGTGGTTTCGATACCACAGTTTCCAATGACTACTCCCTTTGGAATGGTTACAACTTTTACAAGCTGGAACGATATTGGTAGCTAGGTTTTCGCCTCCTTTAGCTTTTGGTTTGATGTGATCCAACGTGAGGTTGTCACTAGATACGCCGCAATAAGCACACTTGCAGCCGAAAGCTTCCTTGATTGACTGCCTCCATTGTTTTACTGCTTCTTGCCGTTGTAACGCTTGCAAGTTAGCCATAGCAGCATCTGGCGTTAAATACACAAAAACCCCAGCAGGCGAGTGAATCACCATACTGGGGTTCTTGCTTGGTACATAAAGAAGCGTTAGCTCCTAAGCAGAAATGTAGGACCGAACCTTCTTAAGATCAACCTCTGGAAGCGAGGAGATCATTTCAGAAATAGCCGAAACATCACCACCATTAAGAGCGGTAATACCTTGGTCTTTCAGAAATTTAATAGCGTTTGCAAGATCAGATGCTTTCACATCATCACGATTCAGTTGATCGATCAGTTTGGTAGCCACCAGACGGTGAAGACTAAACAGATCGTCTTCTGAAGCAAGTCCATCAGTCTTATTTAGAGCCTTTTTTGGTGCGGCTGCCATAAACAACTCGAAACAGTTTCAACCCCAATTGTACGAGGCTGTTTTCTTTAAGCCGAGAAACAGCAATAAGTTCAGAAGCTGCAAATAGCGAAAGCCAAAGAGCAGCCTGTACATGAGGATCAGAGAGGTCCATAAAAATACCTAGCTAGGTTTCTTGATCAAAATAGCCCAACCGGAAGCAGGGCCTTCAACAAGCCACCTTTTGTTCCAATTCTTTTGGCTATAGGCAACGCCTTCACCCTTTGAGTGGTTTACATAGCCTCCTCGGACCATATCAGCTTCTCCGTTGGGATCGTGGTGGATCCAAGCCCCTTCGGTGTAGCCAATCACCACAGAGTAGTGTCCAAAGCCGCTAGGAGCCTCTACAGGGCCTTTGTGAAGCCAACCGGCTACTACAGGTCTACCAGCGTCTAACTCGGCTCTCAGAGCCTCTGGAGTGCCATTCTTGATGAATTTGGCGTCTAGTCCAAGGTGCTTGAGGGTTTTAAGTTGAGCATTTATAGAAGTTGAATCACCATACCGCTGACGGATCTTGTTGTACTCATCGTCGGTTTTAACCTTGCCGTAATAGTCAGCCACCATGGCACAACTAGAACTAAAACACTCTCGATACCCAGTACCTGATTTGTTGTCTAGTTGATACTCATAAGGAACTTTTAAAAGTACCCCAGCTTGTTGAAGTTGTGGTTTGTTTGTTTGACGATTAAGAATTGAAATCAATTTATTGGCGTACCGAGGATCAGTCGCGTAACCCTGTGATTGCAGGTTTTGCGCTGCTTCTGATGCTGTTTTTGCGTTATTTACACCTCTGTATTCTTTGAAATCTTTGTACCAACGGTCAACGAGGTATTCAATGCATTCTTTAAGAGAAGAGAAATTAAGAAACCCGTCAGTAACAGAAACAGGTACCCCATTTACATACTCCGTTGTTTTAGTTGTTGTACCTTTACCTTTTAAACCAAAGTAATTATGAACACCAGATGTACTGCGACCCCAATTACTTTCAAGAGCCCATTGAGCTGCTACTAACTCTGGAAACTTTGCTCCAGCTTCACGAGCAAGTTCTACTACACCGTCCCACGAGCCGTTACTGGGGATATTGTTCTTTGGACCAGATCTCCACAAATCAGAAAACTTTGCCAAAATCCCTGGAGGAGTTTGATCCTGCAGGAAATCCAAAGCAAAGTTTTGATGTTCTTGATTGTTGTAATACTTAGCTACGTCACGAAGAGAAATGTCGGCCATTGAGCAAGATCCGGTCGAGTTTTTCGTCGATGTGTTGGATCTGTTTATCGATCCGGTCCATCATCGGCATTAGCTCGTCCTTTCTAACAAACTCTTTATGAATCGTCATCTCAACCACATCGATACGACGGTCAAGCTCTGAGTGTCGCTTATGGTTCCAAGCAAGCATACCGCCACCGAGACTAGCAGCCCCTAAAAACAGCGAAAGAAGAAAAGACGGATCCATAATCAAACTGGCGGAAGGCTAATACCAGTCGATTTCAAACCCCGACGCTTGAGTTCTTCATCCAACTGCTTGTTCTTAAGACCACTTTCTTCAAGCCGCTTAAGTTGCTCACCAGTTCTTTTACCAAGAGCACCAGAGCTTTTATTGATATCAAAGCTAGGACCACCAGCAATGTGACCCTTTTGCTTCATTCGATAGCCTTTAGAACTTTTCATTTACCTTTGGGT